ATGTTAACAGAACTAAAAAGATGTAACTCCATCGGAAATATTGATGGAGTTCTGTTCCTTGTCTCGATTATGGCAGGCAAAGAAAAAATCAGCCGAGGCGAGATTAGAAACAGGTGCGCGCTTGAGAACAACATAACTGTTAATTGCCCGGGTGCAGTGGCGTTTTTTGAGTATCTGAGGTTGGTAGAAACGACCTCAGATACCGTAAAGCCTTCTGCCGAGCTTAATGCGCTTGCAGTGGAATCCAACGATGCTATTATTTCACAGTTGGCCGCCAAAAGCATAAACAGGCTTGTGGAAGACGGTATTTTTGATAAGAATGCTACTGGTTTTGATGCAGAAAAGGGTCACCTAACAATTAAACGCTCCGCATTTCCTCTGGCCTATGCAGCCATACGAAATTTTCTTACAATGGCGGGTGCGCTCGCCAAAGAGGAGAATGGAGAAATATGCGTTGCCGGGGATTATGAATCAGATTGGACAGAGCAGCTTCGTAACCGCAGGAAGAAATTTACTCTTGAAGAATTGCTGAAACAGCAAGAAGATCAAAGTAAACGAGGGCTTGAGGCCGAAGAGTATGTATTGAATCTTGAGCGTTCACGTCTTCCCGAAATGGCCCGGAGAATTAAAAGGATCTCTGACTTTGATGTTGCAGCAGGATACGATATAGTTTCTTTTGAGGACAACGGTGCGGAACACTATGACCGGTTCATCGAGGTGAAATGTTATGTAGGCTCACCGCATTTTTTCTGGTCAGAGAATGAGGTTGATGTTGCCAAAATCAAGGCAGAAAAATATATACTGTGTCTGGTTGATTATTCAAGAATAAACGATCCTGAATACCACCCCGAGTACATCAGAAATCCATACAAAGCTGTATTTGAAGGAAACGAATGGCTTGTTAATTCGGCTTCTTATCGTATACAAAAAATATAGAGACGGGCGCGTTTTATTGCGTCCGTCTCCATCGATGAAACTTAGTTTGCATACATATCTGCCAAACGTTCTGAAATGGCTTTTATAACTGGAATACATACTGTGTTGCCAAGCAGATCGAATGCCTCGCTTTCTTTCAGGAACGAAAGATCATAATCTTCTGGGAATCCACACAAACGTTGCCCTTCTCTGATTGACAACCTACGCAAGCCGTTTCCATCAACAACACCTAAATGCGAAACATCCATTGCTACCAATGTAGGAGCAAGGTCAGCAGGGTCGAGTATTTTTGTAAACTCAAAAGATAGTTTTCCGGCAACGATATTATAGCCCTTGGGCTTAGTTTCATCCGGGACTCGCCGTCCATTTTGCTTTTTGCGGGGATACTCTAATGTTAGGTATCCCATTTTAACGAGTTCGTCTAAGAAGCTCTTTAGGTCGTCGTGATGGAAGAATGTTGAAATCTGTTTTTCGGTAAGCGGCATACCGTCCATCCAGTCTATACCTATCTCTGCAGCCCATTTCCGCTTCCTCCTTTCAAGAAGGAGAAGATTCAGGAAATCCGACTGTTCATCTGTTGTATTTCCCTTAAGTCCAATTTCCCAACTATGAATATTATCGGAGCCGCCGCGTTTATCTTTTATTGCTTTACCGACAACCTGGTCAGGAGTAAAATGTGCAAACAGTTTCCTGGTGAATTCGGAATCTATCGTAGGCAAGCCATGCTCCATAATATCGGCAAGTACAGCAGTATGTTCCTCAAAGTTATCCAATGAGATATGTGCATCTCTCGTGCCGACGATATAGACTCTTTTTCTGGACTGTGCTAAACCGAAAAACTGGCTGTCGATAAGTCGATATGAAACATAATAGTTCAGTTTCTTTAGATGGTCGATTATTATAGATAAGGTTCTTCCATCGTCATGATTGATAAGCCCTTCAACATTTTCTAACAGAAAACCATAAGGCTGCTTCTCCTTGAGAATACGCTCAATCTCGAAGAACAGAGTTCCTCTTGTATCCTCAAAACCAAGACCTAAGCCAGCGGCCGAAAACGGTTGACAAGGAAATCCGCCAAGCAAGAAATCGAAGTCCTCAATGTCTGTGGATGAAATCTTAGTGATGTCACCAGCGACTTCTTCGTCGTTAAAATAATTCTTATAAGCCTTGATGGCATAGTCCTTTATCTCGCTACTGAAAACGCAAACGGGATTAAAACCTTTTTCTCTAAATGCGTTTTCAAAGCCGAGTCTGATTCCACCGAGACCAGCAAATAGGTCAATGAACTTTACTGTTCTATCCTGGGTGCGCTTCCTTCGCGCAATTTGAGCATTGATGAGATCAATGCACTTTTCCGAGAAGCTATTCCCGGAAGCAAATTGTTCAATGTCATTTTGTAACGTTGGGGTTATATAAATTGTTTTTGCAATCTTCTTTTCATTTTCAGGAAGCGGGGTTCTCCCAGATCCTTCTCTTTTTCCTCCATGCTGTGGCATAGGTGTTCTCCCTTCCTGGTAATCTTCTCATTATTATAGCACAAGCTGTTTGATTTTGCAATGCCCTAAATCAAAAATAATGCCCTAAATCAAGGAAAATTTTCATGAACGTTTTTTCGCAGCCCTATTGACACGAAGATAGGGATCTGCTATAATACAATTACGCTAAAAAGCGTATACGCGAAAAGGAGGAACAACAAATGGCAGGTGAATTTGGTGCATATATTGCACAGAAGCGGCTTGAAAAAGATGTAAAACTCAAGCCGATCGCAGAAAGACTTGGTGTATCTGTAACTTACCTTTCGGATATCATCAAAGGCAGGAGAAATCCGCCGGATATCGAGGGCCTTGAAGCTTTGGCTCAAGTTCTGAACTTAAGCGAAGAAGAGCGTGTTGAAATGCTCGATCTTGCAGGACGGGAGCGCAAACAGGTTTCCCCTGATTTGCCGGAATATATCATGGATGAATCCCTTCCTAATGCACGTGTTGCACTTCGCAGAGCTAAAAGCCAAGGTCTTGGAGATGATTTCTGGCAGGAGGTTAATCAGATCATCGACAAGAGAAATGGAGGCGAATAATGGATTACAACAGTCGTAAACTCGTTCCCTACATTCCCCCGGCAGAATACGACAATGTAGCGAACGAGTTTTTGGAACGATTCTGTCCCGATGCCTTAAAAAATCCAATGCCCGTTCCGATTGAGGATATCGCGAGAAATGGGCTTGGGTTAGACGTTCAGTATATTTGCTTATCTGAAGAGCTGGATATCTACGGCATGACCATTTTTACAGACGGTGTCGTGGAGGTATACGATCCTAACGAAGGGCTGTACGAAACAAAGGTGTTCAAGGCAAAGACCATGCTGATTGACCCAGAAGCGGTTAAGAAGACGAACACTGGATGTCGCAACAATACCATCGCACATGAGTGTGTACACTGGTTTAAGCATCGTTATTATTATAAGATGCAGAAGTTCTCTCTGCCCAGATATGCGAAATACTGTAAGTGTCGGGTGGATCAACTACCGGAGGCAATAGACGAAGAAAACCTTATGGAATCACAGGCCATTGGTATAGCGCCGAGGATTCTTATGCCAAGAAATACGTTCGTTGAAGCCGCCGAACATCTCGGTGTCGCTTATGGTAAAGACAACAGAAGCGCTATTATCACCCTGGCAGATTTCTTCGATGTTTCCAAACAATCTGTAGAAATTCGTCTCGAAGAATGCAGCTTACTATGACTCTTGCTGCAGTAATGTGGCAAGAGTCTATTTTTTACCTCGGTAATACGCTATTAAGCGTAACCGCTTATTTGTGGAGGTGATGCCTATGATTTTTATCAGGAAGGAGGATGCTATGGGTGATACCATTTTATGACTGCCTTGGGCGTTTAGCGTGTAAGGGAAATCCTGAAACCGGACTTGTGGAATGCCTATATAAAGGCAACAAGACCAGCGCGATCCTTGCAGTCGGAGAATCCTTCACCGTTGAACGCCAAGATATCGTTACAATCATTACCAGAGTTGCCGCTCACGACTTTAAGGTCGATAGCAGAAAAACAGCGGCATAAAAACAATTTCATACGGGAATCCGCAGAGCTGCATGACGGCCTGGATTTAGCTTTCCTGTTATGGGTGAGCTATATCCAAGCCGTCTTTCTTTGTCTCTTCGGATGAAAGCGACTCCTGCGGATTCCAAGGAATCTGAAAGGAGTCATCTTTATGAAACTTAAAATCCGTTATGACGAAGCCTACCAGGTGCTTGACCTGGACGAGCAGGCAACAGAGCAACTGTGGGTCTCCCTTGACCTGGACGGCGGCGAGGCGCTTTCACAGGAGGAACGCGAGAAGCGTATCCAGGAAGCCTTCGATGCGAAGTACAACAGGCCGGAGTATAACTCCTGGCGCAAGCTGAACCGCCACAGGGGCGAATCGAAGGCGAAACCCGGCAAGGATGAGACCGAGGATGACGTTGACACCTCCGAGCCGCTGATGAGTGAGGTCGCAGATGACCGTATCTTCCGGCAGGACGAGCTTGCCCGTGAGGAGCGGGAGCAGTACGAAGCCATCTGCGAATGGGTCCGCAGTGTTCTGGCGGACAAGCCCAGGTGGGTGGAAGCGTTTATCGCAGTACATATGGACCTCGTGCCGACGAAGGATTACGCGGCTTCTCTCGGTGTTGATCCCACCACGGTCACGCACTGGCTGCGCCGCGCAGAAAAAAAGTTGAGAGAAAATTATAAAAACCGTCAGTTTTGACCTCCTGCCGAGGCTACCCGTTAGAGGGTGACCTCGGCAAATCTTTACAAGGAGGTCGTTTGAATGAGAAACGATACGAAAAATCAAAAGCCGTTCCGTCCGCTCGTTTACATCTGCTCCCCGTTTTCCGGGGATGTCGAGGGCAATACGGAACGCACCAGGCAGTTCTGCCGTTTCGCGCTGGAACACGGGCAGATCCCGCTTGCGCCGCACCTCATGTTTCCACAGTTCGTAAATGACGAAGACCCGGAGGAAAGGAATCTCGCTCTGTTCATGGACATCGTGCTGCAGGGCAAGTGCCAGGAGCTGTGGGTTCTCGGCGACGTGATCTCCGAAGGCATGAGCGTGGAGATCGAGACGGCAAAGCGCCGCAGACAGCCGGTACGGTATTTCAATGCTGATTTCGAGGAGATGGATGCGCTGTGAACGGACTGAAAGCAATCGAGACCGAATACAAGGGCTACCGCTTCCGCTCCCGACTTGAGGCGCGGTGGGCTGTGTTCTTCGATGCCTGCGGGGTCAAGTGGGAATATGAGCCGGAAGGATACGACCTCGGCGACGGCACGTATTATCTGCCGGACTTCCTGCTCCATGGCGTGACCGTGAACCACGCCACTTACGCTGAAAACTGCGACATCTACGTCGAGGTCAAGGGTCAGATGAACGACGCCGACGCGGACAAGATCAAGCGGTTCGCTGAAGCGGGTATGCCGGAGGACGGCATGTGCGGTCTTTCCAAAACTCCCGTGCTTGTGGTCGGCAACATCCCCTGGGGCGAGACCTTCTACGGTCTGCTCGACGATATCCAGAGCGAGGCTTACAACGATCATCACGGGTGGCCGAACTACTACAATTTTGAAACCATCGACGGCGACTACTTCGCTGCGTATCCGGGCATCGACCGGAACGGCGGTTTTCAGATGTTCGGCGACGACTCCGGCTATCTCGGCGATATGAACCGCGGTGCTACGCTGAAGGCATACGCGGCGGCGAGACAGGCGCGCTTTGAACACGGCGAAACGCCGAGAGTCAGGAGGTTCAGATGATGAGAGACCTTGCCATATCCTACGGAAACAGCCGGCAGGCGAAGAACTGGGTCAACAAGACGATATCGTTCGACGCTCTGAAGGAGCGGCTGAAGACCACCATCCGCACAACGGAGTCGGCGGAGGAATACGCGAAAATGTCCAAGGCGCAGAGGGACGCGGCGAAGGATCATGGCGGTTTTGTGGGCGGTACGCTGAAAGGCGGCCGCCGCAAGATCGACACCGTTGAGCTGCGTTCCATGATTGCCCTGGACGGCGACCGCATCGACAAAGCCTTCCTCGACAATTACGAAACCATCGCGCCGTATACCTCCGTGCTGTACACCACCCACAGCAGCACGGAGGATTCTCCGCGTGTCCGCATTATTTTCCCCATGACCCGCGACGTCTCCTCCGAGGAGTTCGTGGCGGTGTCCCGTTACGTGGCGCAGGCGCTTGGCATCGACTTTTTCGACGAGTGCAGCTATCAGCCGAATCAGCTGATGTACTGGCCGTCCACGCCGCAGAACGGAGTGTTCGTATATAAGGAAACAGATAAGGAATGGCTCGACCCGGACGCCATCCTGTCGGCGCACCCGGAATGGACGGATCCCACACGGCTTCCGACCTCCTCCCGCGAGAGCAAGGCGAACACGGTCACGCAGCAGAAGGTGCAGGATCCGCTGTCGAAGGACGGCGCGGTCGGTCTGTTCAACAGGGTCTTCTTCCCTGTGACGAAGGCGCTGGAGGCTTTCCTCTCCGATATCTACGAGCCAACCGACAATCTGAACCGCTGGCATCTTATCGAATCTCGCAGCATCGCCGGCGTTGAGATCAAGGAGGACCGATTCGTCTACAGCCACCACGCCAAGGACCCTGCGTACCTCAAGCTCTGCAACGCATTTGACATCGTCCGCATCCACAAGTTCGGCGACGATGACAACAAGGCTTCCTTCCGCGCCATGTGTGACTTCGCCATGCAACAGGAGGACGTGAAGCTGCTTGCCGCCAACGAGCGCCTCGCCGAAGCGGAGGCGGACTTCACCGTTGGGGACGATGACTGGAAGAAACGGCTCAAATATCAGCCGCGGACGAGCCTGCTCGAAAACAGCGTGTACAACCTCAATCTGATCCTCGCCAATGACCCGGACTTCCGCAATTTCGCCTTCAACGATATGGCGAACCGCATACAGGTCACGGGGCCTCTGCCGTGGGAGCGGCCGAAGGGCAATCAGTTCTGGCGCGATGCGGACACGGCGCAGCTCAAGTCCATCATCGACATCCGCTATCTGCCGTTTTCGAGCCGCAACCATGACGTCGCATTCACGAAGATCGCCGATGACCGGCACTTCCACCCTGTGAGGGACTACCTTGACGGACTGCCGCCCTGGGACGGCGTAAAGCGTGTGGAGGATCTTTTTATCAAGTATCTGAAAGCCGATGACACCGATTACGTCCGCGCCGTGACCAGAAAGACATTCGCCGCGGCCGTGGCGCGTATCTACGTTCCCGGCATCAAGTTCGACTGCGTTCCCGTGCTGGACGGCGACCAGGGCATCGGCAAAAGCACCATCCTCAAAGACCTCGTCACGTCCGAATACTACTCCGAAACGCTGTCGCTGACCGATATGGACGACAAATCCGGCGCGGAAAAGCTGCAGGGCTTCTGGGTGATCGAGATCGGTGAGCTTGCCGGCATGAAGAAGGCGGATATCGAGAAGGTCAAGGCGTTTCTCTCCACTTCCGATGACAAGTACCGCCCCTCCTACGGCAAGGTGGTCGAAAGCCATCCCCGTCAGTGCGTTATTATCGCCACGGTCAACGGCGAGAGAGGATATCTGCGCGACATCACGGGCAACCGCCGATTCTGGATCATCAAGGTGCATCAGAAACGGCAGAAAAAAGTCTGGAACTTCGATGAGGACTTCCGGGCGCAGTTCTGGGCGGAGGCAAAGGAGATCTGGAAGTCCGGCGAAACGCTCTACCTGGAGGGCGACGATCTCGATGAAGCCGAGAAGGCGCAGCGCGGCGCGATGGAGACTGACGAGCGCGTCGGCATGATCGAAGAATACCTGAACACACCACTGCCGGACGGCTGGGACGGTATGGATCTGTATGCACGCAGGAACTATCTCAGCGGTACGGAGTTCGGCGCTCCCGCTCATACGGGAAAAAATGTCCGCACGGAGGTCAGCAACGCGGAGATCTGGTGCGAGTGCTTCGGCAAAAACCTGCAGGAACTCAAGCCTTCGGACAGCTACGGCATTGCCGCCATGATGTCCCAGGTCTCCGGCTGGGAGCGTACTTCGCAGATCAGGCGTCAGCCCCTGTACGGCAGGCAGCGTCTGTACCGGAGAACCATGTAAGCGACACAAGATTCCGACACAACACAACTTTTCCCCTTATATTCAAAACGGCTTTCACAAAAGGGGAAGCAAAACCTGTGAGCGCACACACGCGTAAACAAATATATAGGGAAAAGTTGTGATTTTGTGTTCCTGTGTCAGACCGGAGGCTGACTGTGAATGAAAAGATTATCGAGAGAAAACTCGTAAAAACAGCGAAAAACATGGGGGGTATCGCGCTGAAGTTCGTATCTCCCGGTTTTGACGGAGTGCCGGATCGTATCGTTCTCTTCCCCGGAGGCTGTGCCGGATTTGTGGAACTGAAAAGCCCCGGCAAAACAATGCGTCCACTGCAGGTCAGACGGAAGCGGCAGTTGGAAGGTCTCGGCTTCAGAGTCTTCTGCGTGGACGGAACAAAACAAATCGAGGAGGTACTCAATGCGATACGAACCCCATGAATATCAGACATACACGACGGGGTTTATCCTGTCGCACCCCATAGCGGCGGTACTGCTTGAAATGGGTCTCGGAAAGAGCGTAATCACGCTGACGGCGCTTTATGACCTGTGTCTCGACAGCTTCCTTATACGGAAAGTGCTTGTGATCGCCCCACTGCGAGTGGCGCGGGACACCTGGCCTTCGGAAATACGGAAATGGGATCACCTGGACGGACTGACATATTCCGTTGCCGTCGGTACGGAGGCTGAACGGAAAGCGGCGCTCATGCAGAAGGCTTCCGTGTACATCATCAACCGCGAGAACGTGGACTGGCTCGTGAACAAAAGCGGTCTGCCGTTCGATTATGACATGATCGTCATTGATGAGCTTTCGTCATTCAAATCATGGCAGGCGAAGCGGTTCAAAAGCCTGCTGAAAGTCAGACCTCAAGTAAAACGCATCGTGGGGCTGACGGGAACACCGTCATCGAACGGTCTCATGGATCTGTGGGCGCAGTTCCGTCTGCTCGATCTCGGAAAACGACTCGGACGGTACATCACGCATTACCGGAACGCTTATTTCACCCCGGACAAGCGGAACGGCGAAGTGGTGTTCAGCTACAAGCCTCTCCCCGGCGCGGAGGAACGGATATACGGGCAGATATCGGACATCACCATTTCCATAAAGTCCTGCGACTACCTCAAGCTGCCGGAATGCGTCATAAACGCCGTTCCCGTGTATATGAACGAGCAGGAACAGGCCGTATACGACACTTTCAAAGAGGACATGGTCGCAAAGATAAAGGGTACGGAGATTGATGCGGCGAATGCGGCGGTGCTTTCCGGAAAGCTCCTCCAGATGGCGAACGGCGCGGTCTATGACGAGAATAAAAACAGCCATTACATCCATGACCGCAAACTTGACGCCCTGGAAGACCTCATAGAGGGCGCGAACGGCAAGCCCGTACTGATTGCCTACTGGTATCAGCAAGACGCGGAGCGGATAAAGGCGCGTTTCCACGTCAGGGAGATCAAGACCTCAAAGGATATCGATGACTGGAATGCGGGAAGGATTTCTGCGGCAATCATCCATCCTGCCTCCGCAGGTCACGGGCTGAATCTCCAGTCCGGCGGTTCCACGCTCATATGGTTCGGCCTTACATGGAGTCTTGAACTGTATCAGCAGACAAACGCCCGCCTTCACCGCCAGGGACAGAAGAATACGGTCATCATCCACCACATCATCACCGCCGGCACGATCGATGAGGACGTTATGAAGGCGCTCCGCAAAAAGGAGCGGACGCAGAACGCGCTCATCGACGCGGTCAAGGCGAATCTGGGGGCATCCTTATGACCGCCCCCTGGAAAAACCTCGCAAACGCAATCATCCTGCAAGCCGTAAAGGATTACCGTGAGGCGAGGAAAAAACACAAAAAACGGCCGAAGAACGAAGACGCGAAGCTCATGATAGCGGATTGTGAGGCATTCTTCCGTTCCGACTGGTTCAAGGCTCTCACCGAACTCGACGACGAGATGCTGTTACGGAAATTACAGGAGGAAGAATTATGACATCAAAAGAATACCTCAGACAGGCGTACCGCCTCGACCACCGGATTAATTCCGACATTGAGGAGATGGAGCGTCTGCGCGATATGGCGGGAAGCGTCTCCTCTCCAAGCCTGGAGGAGCGGCATAATCCGAACCGTCCCACGGAAGCGCCCTTTGTGCGGTGCATCATGCGGGTCATGGAACTGGAGGAGAAAATAAATGCCGAGATCGACAGGCTCGTGGCGCTGAAGGAGCAGATGCGCGGCGTCATCGACACCGTCCGCGACAAGGACGAGCAGATGGTTCTCCGCTACCGCTATATCCACAATATGACCTGGGAGCAGATCGGGGACGAACTGCACGCCGACAAATCCACGGTCAGACGGTGGCACGGCTCGGCGCTTCAGCACGTCGTCATGCCGGAAGACCCCGTTATTATCTGAAACTCGCAACGGTTTAAACACCTTTGAGCAGAGATAAGCACCTACCGTTTATGTTATGATATAATCAGCAAAAACAGAATGAACCGAGCCTCATGGGAGCATCCCGTGGGGCTTTTCTTATGCCCGAAGGAGGTGAAACGATGCCGAAGAAACCGCTACGCCCCTGCTCTCACCCCGGCTGCCCCAACCTCTGTGACGGACAGTTCTGTGAGCAGCACCGCACGGAGGAACGCCGCAAATATGACAAGTTCGAGCGCAGTTCCGATGTCAACCGCAAGTACGGCAGAGCATGGAAACGCATCCGCGACCGCTATGCGGCAGAGCATCCCCTCTGTGAGATGTGTCTCAGGGAAGGTCGGCTGACTCCGGTACAGGAAGTTCACCACATTCTGCCCGTTTCCAAAGGCGGCACTCACGCAAGGGACAACCTCATGAGCCTTTGTCAGTCCTGCCATACGAAAATACACCACGACCTCGGCGACCGGTAGGGGGATGAAAATCTCCGGGACCTTTTCGGTCGGGCAACGGCCCGGGGTCACGTGTGCGAAAAAGGCGAAATCAAAAGGGTAATTAAGGGAGGTGAACTCGAATGCCCACAAAATCGAATAACACAGGCGGGCGCGGCGGTGCAAGACCCGGTGCGGGAAGAAAGAAGTCCGCAGTCAAGGACAAAGCCGAAAACGGTAATCCCGGCGGCAGAAAACTTGAAGTGCTGGATATTCCCGAAGTCGAGGGTGTTGCTATGCCGAAGCCCCATGATTTTCTTTCTGCCGAGCAGCGGGACGGCAGCGTCCTGCAGGCACAGGAAATTTACACGGAAACCTGGCAATGGCTCAAAGGTATCGGCTGCGCCGCAAAGGTGTCATCGCAGCTCTTGGAGCGATATGCCATGTGTTCCGCCCGCTGGGTGCAGTGCGAGGAAATGACCAACCGCATGGGTTTCCTCTCCAAGCACCCCACCACGGGAAAGCCGATCCCGTCTCCGTTTATTAACATCGGCATCAACTACATGAACCAGGCGGTTCGGCTCTGGAATGAGATCTTCCAAATCGTGAAAGAAAACTGCAGCACGGAATACGGCGAGTCTACGCCGCAGGATGACCTTATGGAACGCCTGCTCCGTGCGAGAAAGGGGTAACACCATGTTTGAAAAAGTAAATCCGTGCCACCCGGATAAGGTGGCAGACAGAATTGCCGGTGCGCTCGTTGACCTGGCATACAAGAAAGCAGAAAATCCCCGCATCGCTGTTGAAGTCCTCATCGGCCACGGTGTGTGCCACATCATTGCGGAGGCTTCGGTGAGTATTCCGATAGAGGAAATCACCGCCACCGTTTACCGCATTGCAGGAAACCTTACCATTGACTATGCGGAAGTTCCGCAGGACAGTCACCTTGCCGACAACCAGGCAGACGGCGTCCGCTGCGGTGACAACGGCATCTTCAAAGGAATGCCCGTAACCGAGGAGCAGAAAATGCTGTCGCAGATTGCACGGAATATTTTCTCCGTGTATCCCTTTGACGGCAAATACATTCTGGACGGTGACCGGCTCATTCTCTGTCAGAGCAATGCGCCTTCGGATGCACTCCGAAAGCTGTATCCCGATGCGGAGATCAACCCGCTCGGCGACTGGACGGGCGGTACCGATGTGGACACCGGTGCTGCCAACCGCAAGCTCGGCTCCGACATGGCTGACTCGGTGACCGGCGGCGGTCTGCACGGCAAAGATCTGTCCAAGGCAGATGTGTCTGTCAACATCTATGCTTTTCTCAAAGCCCAGGAAACCGGCAAGCCCGTAACGCTCTGCTGCGCCATTGGTGATGACACCGTAGACGGCAGACCGTATGAAAAAATCGTGGAGATTGCTCGAAACTACATCCGCTCGGTCGGCGGCTTCGAGAAGTTTGCGGAATGGGGGCTGGTCTGATGAAAACAACGACCGAGATGCAGCTCGTACCTATCACGAAGCTGGTTCCCTATGTCAATAATGCCCGGACACACAGCCCGGAGCAGATCAACAAGCTCCGCTCCTCACTGCGTGAGTTTGGCTTCATCAATCCCGTTATTATCGACCGTGACTATGGCGTTATTGCCGGTCACGGTCGTATTCTTGCCGCAAAGGAGGAAGGTATCACCGAGGTGCCGTGCGTCTTTGCTGACCACCTCACCGAAGCGCAGAAGAAAGCCTATATCATTGCCGACAACCGCATGGCGATGGATGCCGGATGGGACGAAGAGCTTCTGCGTGTGGAGATTGAGTCTCTGCAGGCGGCGGACTTTGACCCGCTCCTCACCGGCTTTGACGAAAAAGAATTATCAAAACTTTTTGATGACGGCATCGAAGCCGAAGAGGATGACTTTGATGTGGATGCCGAACTGCAAAAGCCGACCTTTTCAAAACCGGGCGATGTATGGACACTTGGCAGACACAGACTCATCTGCGGCGACAGTACAAAAGAGGAAACCTACACCGCACTCATGGACGGCCGCAAGGCGAACCTCGTTATAACCGACCCGCCCTATAATGTGAACTACGAGGGCAGCGCCGGGAAAATCAAAAACGACAACATGGCATCGGAGAAGTTTTTCGACTTCCTCTTCGATGCCTTTTCCAATATGGAGAAGGTCATGGCGGACGATGCGTCCATTTATGTGTTCCATGCTGATACCGAGGGGCTGAACTTCCGAAAAGCGTTTGACGCTGCCGGGTTCTATCTCTCCGGCTGCTGTATCTGGAAGAAGCAGTCGTTGGTGCTGGGACGCTCCCCGTATCAGTGGCAGCACGAGCCGTGTCTCTATGGTTGGAAGAAGAAAGGAAAGCACCAATGGTACACCGGACGCAAGGAGTCCACCATCTGGGAGTTCGACAAGCCCAAGAAAAACGGCGACCACCCCACCATGAAGCCGATTCCGCTTTTGGCCTATCCCATCCTGAACAGTTCTATGGCAAACTCCGTGGTGCTCGACCCCTTCGGCGGCTCCGGTTCCACGCTCATTGCCTGTGAACAGACCGACCGTATCTGCTGCACCATCGAACTGGATGAAAAGTTCTGCGATGTCATTGTCCGCAGATACATCGAACAGGTCGGCTCGGATGAGAAGGTCAGCGTCCTGCGTGACGGCAAGGAATACAAGTATAGCGAGGTAGCGCCCCATGACGAATAAGACTTTGACCCTCGGAAGCCTGTTTGACGGCTCCGGGGGTTTTCCGTTGGGCGGACTGCTTGCCGGTATCACACCTGTGTGGGCTTCGGAGATCGAGCCGTTTCCCATTCGGGTGACCACCAAGCGTCTGCCTTTTATGAAGCACTACGGGAATATCTCCGCTATGGACGGCGGCAGGATCGAACCCGTGGACATCATCACCTTCGGCAGCCCGTGCCAGGACATGAGCGTGGCAGGCCGAAGAGACGGCTTGGACGGAAAGCGTTCAAGTCTTTTTTATGAAGCCGTCCGTATTATCAAAGAAATGAGGTGTGCCACAGGTGGCAGATATCCAAGATACATCGTATGGGAGAATGTTCCCGGCGCCTTCTCCTCGAACAAAGGCGAGGACTTCAAAGCCGTCCTCGAAGCGGTCATCGGCATCGCCGAGCCGGAGACCGAGGTGCCTATGCCTGAAAAGGCACGATGGTCCTACGCCGACCTTTACATGGGAGACGGATGGAGTGTCGCGTACAGAACTCTTGACGCACAATACTGGGGAGTTCCCCAGCGAAGACGCCGCATCTACCTTGTCGCAGATCTTGCAGGCAGAGGTGCCGGAAAAATACTATTTGAGTCAGAAGGCTTGTCTGGGTATTCTGCGGAGGGCTTCCGCTCGTGGCAAAGAGCTGCCGGAAGTTTTACACCTTGCACTGGAGCGACAGGCTTCGACGGGTACAACGGCAGTCTGACCGAGGAGGTTTCTTCCACCCTCGGCGTGAACTGCGGAATGAGTACAGGCCGGAATGGTATTGTTTTGAACGACCAGGGCGGCAACCGCATGGACATCACAGAGGAGGTTACCTCCACGCTCCGAGCGGAAGCACACCATCCGCCATGTGTCATGGAGTCGGCGGGCTTCTGCACCGAGCATTCCGCAAAAAGCCGCACCATCGGCTATGAGGAAGAATGCTCTCCCACGCTCCGTGCTGGGGTCGTTCCTGCGGCGGTCGCACTGGAAAACCATCCGACCGACAGCAGAGTCAAACTTTCCGAGGACGGGAATGTGCAGACGCTGACCTCACGCATGGGTACAGGCGGCAACAACGTACCGCTTGTCATGAAAATACGCTCCGGTTGCGAAGGCGGCGGCAAGGGGCCTCTCATCCAAGAGAACAAATCCGCCACCTTGTCCTGCAACAACGACCAGACGCTGTTCGAGCCTTGCGGTTGGGACGGCAGGCAGGTTTCTCCAACCCTCACAAAGCAGAATGCGGGTGGAAATCAGCGGATGCCGGACAAGGACAATTTTACCTGTGTCCTTCAGCCCTTCGGCATCTCCTCCAAGGACTCCAATGCCATGAAGTCGGATAATCCTCACAGCGGGATCTACGAAGCGGAAACCGCACGGACGCTTGACGGCAACGGCGGCAACCCCTCCTGCAATCAGGGCGGCATTGCCGTTGTTGCTTTCACGCAAAATCAGCGTGATGAAGTTCGTGACCTCGGTGACCATACCTCATCGGTGTGTGCCAATGCCGGAATGAAGCAGCAGACCTATATACTGCAAGGCTCCATGATCGGTCGTGAGGACAAAAACGGTCCTCAGGGCGACGGCATCAATGAGGATGTTTCTTTCACCCTCAATACCGTTGACCGCCACGCTGTCTATACCATGACCACTGGCAGCTTCACCCAGGTTTCTGAGGAAAAAGCACCGACCGTCCTCGCACGGGATTACAAAGACCCGACCGCCGTCTGCTACGGCATCGGCAGGGACACCTTCAACCAGGGGCAGAACGCCAAGTTCTCTCCGACCTTTGAAGAGGACCTTCAGCCGACGCTTGTCGCAAAAGGTCCGGGTGCCATCCAAAGCGGATACACCGTCCGGCGTTTGACGCCCACCGAGTGCGCCAGACTTCAAGGCTTCCCGGACAACTGGTGCGCCGACCTCGGCACGGAAAAACCGACCGATGAGGAAATGTACTTCTGGTACAAGGTGTTCAAGACCTATTCCGAAGTGACAGGCTGCAAGATGAAGTCCGACAAGCAGGTCGCAAAGTGGCTGAAAGACCCGTATTCCGACAGTGCGGAATATAAGATGTGGGGCAACGGTGTGGCACTGCCGTGCGTATGGTTTGTGCTCTGCGGAATTGTGTGGTATGCACAGTCCGTCGGCGATAATGCGCCGATATAATCTACACCGGAAATGTGCAGATATAGCTGGATAATTGCACAACCTGACGGTAATATGTGACTACCATAAAACAAGGAGGTCACGAACATGACGATTACAATCCATGCACAGAGCGCAGAGCGCAAGCGGCTGGTGCAGACCATCTCCGACTGGCTCGGTGTCCCCGCAAAGTACTGTGGCGCACCCACATTCAACTATGAGGTGGATTACTTCACCATCGACCGAAACGGCAGCCTTTCCTTTGATGACCGTGCCGACAGTGAGGTCATTGAGCGCCTGCTGCAGCACATCTACGATGAGGGATTTGACATCGACCAGAGCCACACTGAGGATGAGGATGAGCCCTGCGCCGTCTGCATTTCCATGCCGAAGAGCCTGTTCACCGACAGCAATCTGGAAAACCTCAAGGCACTCATTGCCGCCAAGGGTGGTCTTATCAAGAAAGCCCTCGGAGTCGCTGACCTGCCACTGGAAATCACGGACACGAAGATTTCCTTCCCATGGTTCCCGGCAACTCCCACCCCAGATGAGATGAACGCCTATGACACCTTTATCTGTAAGCTGTGCGAAATGGCACGAAATCAAAGCCGTGTCAATTCATCCGAGAAACCGATTGAAAACGAGAAGTACGCATTCCGCTGTTTCCTGCTTCGGCTGGGTTTCATCGGTGATGAATACAAAGCTGCTCGAAAAATACTGCTAAAGAACCTCTCCGGCTCTTCGGCTTTCAGAAACGGAGGTGCGCAGCATGAGATTTCCGAGTAAAAAGACTGTCGAGCGTATCCGCAAGGAATACCCGGTCGGCACTCGTGTGGAGCTTGTTCGGATGGAGGATCCCCAGGCACCGCCTGTCGGCACGAAAGGCACCGTGCGAGGTGTGGATGATATCGGCAGCATCATGGTTGCCTGGGATAACGGCTGCGGCTTAAGCGTGGCTTACGGCGAAGACATCTGCCGGAGGTGCGACCATGACTGAGAAAATCCGAGAGCAGATTCTCGCCGTTCGAGCAACCGGGCGCACGAATATGTTTGATGTGCCGACGGTACAGTACATTGCCAATGAGATGCGATTATACGAACTGGTGATCTTTCTCGAAGAACACCGCAAAGAGTATGTACATTTCATCCTCACAGGCGAATGCAATCCGCTGTAATATACACAGTTTTTACCCCAAATGATTGTGTAGTATATTCTCCGAAATGACTGGATATATCTCGGGCATGACGGTAATATACACTCACAACAAATCAAACGGAGGTACACGGTTATGTGGAAAGAAGGAAGCATCAAAGTAAACGGAGACATTTTTCACTACTGGATAAAGCAGTATGAGGAAGGCTCCGAGTGGGGTATCGAGGGCGGACGCATTTCAAAGCTTATGCTCAAGCGCGGCGGCAAGATCGTCTGCAACTATGACAGAGGCTGGGATGTTGAACCTGCCGATGAAAACACACAGCTTGCACTGGAACTTCTGCTCCACAGCGAAAATCACTGATCACAAGAATTTACGGAATGGAGCCGGGAGGCTCTGTTCCTCGTTATCGCAGTCGCTTCGTGCGGCTTTTTTTATTGGAGGTAATTATGCGGACAGTAAATATAGACTTGTCGCAGGACATAACCGAATCAAGAGAAAAAATATATGTCGGCTACACAGGTGAGCATAATGCCACCGAGCTTGTTGTTAAAATACCGCAGGAAATGGCATCAGAAAGCGACTACCTTGTTGCCGTTTTTCTTACGGGTGACAAAATCGTCCGTTCAAAAAAGATAACAGCGGAGAAAGATTCAGGTTTGCCGTACCTTGAGGGAAACGAAGTGCATATTCGCCTTTCGCAGAAGCTCACAGGCAACCCCACACTCGGCATACAGATCGAAGGCTATGCGAAAGATGAAAACGGCATCAGTGTCCTTGTCGGCAAATCGGCATATATTTCAAACCTCACACTTCGTCTTTCGCCGAAGGGTTCAAGTGATGACGGTGTAACGCCGGACTACGAAGAAATTATCGGCATGATACGCAAAGCATCCGAAAACGCAAAAGGCGGAATTGAAAAATATGAAACCTTTGAGCTTTTGCCGGACGAAGCCGATGAAGGCGCCCTTGCGTATGTAAAAAACGCAAGCGGCACGGTTATCACGGAGCCGTTTGAATTCGGCAGAAAATATGCACGGTTTATTCCGAAGCGTGAAATTGATAGAAACTGCCTAAAATCACTGCCGTCTGACGAAAACGATGATGAGCCGATTACTGCACTCATGTCCGCAGAATTCAGAACAACATCTGATGAAAAAGACAATGTGTGCTATTGCTCCCTTATTTACTATGCGCCCATAGGTTCAATTCTCGTTTTTTCCGAATTTGCCTGCAAAGATCATCTGTACGACTACGGAATTTCGGAGTGTATCTTAATCTATATCAGCGGTGAAGGTGATATGGCTCCGCTTCTCGACTCTGAAAAGCCGGTCAATGTTGCACCCGGCTGGTATAAATTGCTGGAGAAATCCGGCGAATGGTATATTGAAAGCGGCTATCCCGAAAGAGACTGGTCGTATAGTGCAGAACCGATTGACTTTGAGAGCGTTTCCGACTTTGATACACTTAGGAACTGTCTCGTGAAATATGACGAGCCAGATGAATATGAAAATGATCCTGCTATGGCGAGTATGTTTGCCGGGTGCTTCGACATTTATTCCGAACCGCTTAATGATAAAGGCTTATATCTGTATAAAGCCGGTGCGTGGGAACGGATAGCAGACCTTAAATCCGTCTCTGTTTCTTCAAGAGCGGATCTTTGCTTTGCTGCGGAACCAGGACAGACCGCCGTGGTAGAAGAGAATACAATACTTTTTGACGATGACACTACACAGATCTATGTAAATATGCAGTTTAAAGATCTGTATATCAATCCAAAACCTCCCGAATTTATGTGGCTCACGGACTGCCGAATTAAAGCCATACTTGAGTATATAGACCCCTCAATAGGTACTGTTGTTTCTTCATCGGAAAGTGACAACGGTTTTGAATTGATCTCGGATAAAAGCAGAAAATATGTTTTTATCGGATTGAATACCAATCCGTTTGATTCATCTAAGCGGTATTATCTCTACACCGAAAAAGCCGGAGATCTTACTCTTCCCACCGGGACATTTAACGAAAATACCGTCACCGTTATAAAGAACACACCGAAGGGTTGGAGCAGGGTCAAAGAAAACGGCGGAATATATACAGCGGAGCTAATACAGAGTTATGAAAACTTACCGAGTGTCCGTTTGTCCGAATATACCGACAAGGATTATTATTTCAAGGTCACGGAATACGAGTGCGCACTAACTTCGCAGTCTTTTATCGGCCGAAATAAATTTTACAGTTCGGACAACGCAAAAGGTCTGTGGTATTTCAGCGGCGGACGATGGATAAAAGTCGGTGATGCAAATGCGTAAGCTGAAAAACTACAAACCCACAAGATTTATGGAGAAAACCTCCCACTACGATGTGGACGCAGCGGATTATGCCGTCATGTTCATCGAAAGTCTGTGTCACACCAAAGGCACCTGGGCGAGAAAGCCTTTCGAGCTCATCGACTGGCAGGAGCAAATTATCCGGGACATTTTCGGTGTCCTCAAGCCCAACGGCTATCGGCAGTTCAACACGGCATACATCGAAATTCCCAAGAAGCAGGGCAAGTCGGAGCTTGCCGCTGCGGTGGCACTTCTGCTCACCTGCGGTGACGGCGAGGAACGTGCCGAGGTCTACGGCTGCGCCGCCGATCGGCAGCAGGCGTCCATCGTTTTCAATGTGGCGGCGGATATGGTGCGAATGTGTCCGGCACTCTCCAAACGGGTCAAGATACTGGATTCCCAGAAGCGGCTCATTTATCAGCCAACGGGCAGTATCTACCAGGTGCTCTCTGCCGATGTCGGCAATAAGCACGGATTTAATACCCACGGTGTGGTATTTGATGAACTGCACACGCAGCCGAACCGCAAGCTCTTTGATGTCATGACCAAAGGCTCCGGCGATGCTCGTATGCAGCCGCTGTATTTCCTCATCACCACGGCCGGAAACGATACAAAGTCCATCTGCTATGAGATCCACCAGAAGGCCAAGGACATCATCGAGGGGCGCAAGATCGACCACACCTTCTATCCGGTCATCTATGGTGCGGAAGAATCAGACGATTGGACGGACCCGAAGGTCTGGAAGAAGGCAAATCCCTCTCTCGGCATCACGGTCGGCATCGATAAGGTCAAAGACGCCTGCGAGTCTGCAAAGCAGAACCCCGGTGAAGAGAACTCCTTCCGACAGCTTCGCCTCAACCAGTGGGTCAAACAGGCGGTGCGTTGGATGCCGATGGACAAGTGGGACAAATGCGAGTTCGCCGTCAGCGAGGACGATCTGGAAGGTTGTATCTGTTACGGCGGTCTGGATTTGTCCTCCACCACAGATATTACGGCATTCGTTCTGGTGTTCCCACCGGAAGATGAGAACGACAAATACATCATCCTGCCGTACTTCTGGATACCGGAGGACAACCTTGACCTCCGAGTCCGGCGTGACCATGTGCCATACGATGTGTGGGAGCGACAAGGATACCTCCAAACCACCGAGGGTAATGTTGTTCATTACGGCTACATCGAGAAGTTCATTGAAAGCCTGGGAGAGCGTTTCGACATCCGAGAGATCGCTTTCGACCGCTGGGGTGCCGTGCAGATGGTGCAGAACCTTGAGAGCATGGGCTTCACAGTCGTTCCTTTCGGACAGGGGTTCAAGGATATGTCCCCGCCCACAAAGGAGCTGATGAAGCTGGTGCTGGAACAGCGCATCGCCCACGGCGGGCATCCTGTCCTCCGCTGGATGATGGACAACATTTTCATCCGCACCGACCCTGCCGGAAACATCAAACCGGACAAGGAGAAGTCCACAGAGAAAATCGACGGTGCCGTGGCAACAATCATGGCACTGGATAGAGCCATCCGCTGCGGCAACGACACCGCCGAATCTGTTTATGATAACCGAGGATTATTGTTTATTTAAATGTACAGTTATGGCTCTCAAAAACAGACTTATCATCTGCTGAATCATAGTAGTTTTCTGCCGCTGAACAGAGTTTATCTATAAGATAATCGACAACAATGGATGTCTCAGCGGAAGTTGAATTTACCTTATATTGATAGCCATAACCGTTCAGCTGATCCGGAGACAGTAAACTGAACTTCGTAATCTGTGCATTTTGTCCCGCTGGTTGTGTAAGGAGATCATCGTTTCCACTGTGCAAAAACGCACAGCGTAATGCATATAGTAAGTCCCCATTCAATTCGGCTTTTTCGGTACCAAATCCAACATGGCCGTCGTTGAAGTCAAAATAGTCATCACACCATTTTGCGTAGCGTTTTCTTCCACTCGATTCAGTCGGATATTCAATCTCTCCACAAATATCTGGGAGAGTCAGTGCTAATGCCAATGCGGATTGAAAAGCTTTATTTGCCACCGCTTCTTTTATATCGTTAATTTTCTCTTTCATGCTATCGCCCCTTTCTCTATGAATTCATTATACCACACATAGTGTCCAATAAACTGGACAGAAGGAGGATTTATGTCAGTATTTTCAGGCCTTTTCAAATCCAGAGACAAGCCTCAAGACCGCACATCGGGCAGCAATTATGCCTTTTTCTTCGGTGGCACGACTTCCGGCAAAGCGGTAACAGAGCGCTCGGCCATGCAGATGACTGCCGTGTATTCCTGTGTCCGCATCCTGTCGGAGGCTGTGGCGGGGCTGCCGCTGCACCTATACAAATACACGGACAGCGGCGGCAAGGCAATGGCGCTCGACCATCCGCTCTACCGCTTGCTCCACGATGAACCGAACCCGGAGATGAGTTCTTTCGTGTTTCGTGAGACACTCATGACACACCTGCTCCTCTGGGGCAATGCCTACGCGCAGATTATCCGCAACGGCAAAAATGAGATTGTGGCGCTGTACCCCCTGATGCCGAACAAGATGTCGGTGGACAGAGATGAAAGCGGGCGGTTGTACTACACCTATTATCGTGGCTCGGACGAAGCCATCAAGAACAAGGAGTTCGCTGTGACGCTTCAGCCTTTGGATGTTCTTCACATCCCTGGTCTGGGCTTTGACGGTCTGGTCGGCTACAGTCCCATCGCTATGGCAAAGAACGCCATCGGCATGGCGATTGCCTGTGAAGAATACGGTGCAAAATTCTTCGCCAACGGTGCCGCTCCGGGTGGTGTGCTGGAACACCCCGGCACGATCAAAGACCCGCAGCGTGTGCGAGAGAGCTGGCAGTCCACCTTCGGCGGCAGCGGTAATGCAAACAAAATCGCTGTGCTGGAAGAAGGCATGAAATACACGCCCATCGGCATCTCGCCGGAGCAGGCACAGTTCCTCGAAACACGAAAATTTCAAATTAATGAAATTGCTCGAATTTTCCGAGTCCCGCCACACATGGTCGGTGATTTGGAAAAGTCGAGCTTTTCCAATATTGAGCAGCAGTCCTTGGAGTTTGTGAAATACACCCTTGACCCGTGGGTCATCCGTTGGGAGCAATCCATTCAGCGGTCGCTTTTATCTGCGGATGAAAAATCAAGATATTTCGTGAAGTTCAATCTGGAAGGCCTGCTCCGCGGCGACTATCAGAGCCGCATGAACGGGTACGCCATCGGGCGGCAGAACGGCTGGATGTCCGCCAACGACATCCGAGAGTTGGAAAACCTCGACCGTATCCCGGCAGAGGATGGCGGCGATTTGTACCTCATTAACGGCAATATGCTCCCGCTGAAAAATGCCGGAGCTTTTGCAGATACACCTACCGATGACGGAAAGGAGGAAAAAACCGATGAAGAAATTTTGGAATTGGAAGAGCCGAACGGTGACGAATTCGGAGACGCAGGAACATACACAGGAAAGAACCCTGTTCCTGAACGGGACCATCGCCGAGGAAAGCTGGTTTGACGATGATGTCACCCCGCAGCTTTTCAAGGACGAGCTCATGTCCGGCAGCGGAAATATTACCGTATGGATCAATAGTCCCGGCGGTGACTGTGTGGCGGCGGCTCAAATCTACAATATGCTCATGGACTACAAGGGTGATGTGACGGTCAAGATTGACGGTATTGCCGCATCCGCAGCGTCCGTCATCGCTATGGCAGGTACGAAGGTACTGGTGTCCCCGGTGTCCATGCTCATGATCCACAACCCCATGACGGCGGCATTCGGCAATTCGGACGAGATGCAGAAAGCTATCGAAATGCTCGGTAGCGTCAAGGATTCCATTATCAACGCCTATGAGATCAAGACGGGGCTTTCCCGTGCCAAGCTCTCGCACCTCATGGATGCCGAAACTTGGATGGACGCAAACAAGGCTGTGGAACTCGGCTTTGCGGACGAAATCATGCAGAGAAACTCGGAATCAGAAGAGGTACCCACGCCTGCCGTTTCCATGCTGTATTCCAAGGCGAATGTGGTGAACTCTCTTATGGAGAAAATTGCCGCAAAATGTGCCATCACCCCGAAACCCACCCGTACACAAAAAGCCGATGACCTTATGGATCGGCTCAATCTCATAAAAAACTGGAGGTAATTCAATATGACTATCAACGAACTGCGTGAAAAGCGCAACCATGCTTGGAATGCCGCAAAGGCATTTGTGGAAACCAAGCGCGACAAGGACGGCCTGCTTTCCGATGAGGATGCCAAGACCTATGCTCAGATGGAAAAGAAAGTGCAGGACTATAGTGCCGAGATCGAGCGCATGGAAGCCATGTCCGCAATGGAAGCGCAGCTGAACAGACCCACTTCCTCTCCCATCACCGAGAAGCCTATGAACGGCAAGCCTGCCGCAGAGGAGAAGCCCAAGACCGGTCGTGCTTCCGATGCCTACCGCACCGGAATGCTCACCGCCCTTCGCAGCAACTTCCACCAGGTGAGTGATGTCCTTCGCGAGGGTGTTGACGCTGACGGCGGCTACCTCGTACCCGAGGAGTATGATTCCCGCCTTATTCAGACGCTTTCCGAGGAAAACATCATGCGAAAGCTCGGTCACACCATCACCACATCCGGTGAGCATAAAATCAACATTGCAGCGACTGCGCCTGCCGCTGCGTGGATTGAGGAAGGCGGTGCACTCTCTTTCGGTGACGCAACCTTTGCACAGATCCTTCTGGACGCGCACAAGCTCCATGTCGCTATCAAGGTGACCGAGGAACTGCTCTACGACAATGCGTTCAAACTGGAGGATTACATTCTCACCGAGTTTGGCAAGGCACTCGCCAATGCCGAGGAGGACGCATTCCTCAACGGCACCGGTGTCGGTCAGCCGCTTGGCCTGTTTGCGGAAACCGGCGGTGGTCATGTGGCAGAAACACTGACTGCCGCACTCAAGAGCGATGACCTCATCACCCTCATCCATGCGCTGAAGCGTCCCTACCGCAAGTCTGCCTCTTTCATCATGAACGACAAGACTATCGCGCAGATCCGCAAGCTGAAGGACAACAACGGTGCGTATATCTGGCAGCCTTCCTATCAGGCAGGCGAACCGGACCGCATTCTCGGCTACACGGTTCACACCTCTGCCTATGCACCGGAAAACGCTATCGCGTTCGGCGATTACAGCTACTACAACATCGGCGATCGCGGCACCCGTTCCTTCAAGCAGCTCAATGAGTTGTTCGCAGGCAACGGCATGATCGGTTTCGTTGCCAAGGAGCGTGTGGACGGCAAGCTCATTCTCCCCGAAGCCGTTCAGATTCTCAAGCTGAAAACCGAATAAGGAAGGAGGCGGCGGTGATGGACGAGCTTCTTTCCAAAGTAAAAGCCAACCTTATCCTGGAACATACGGCGGATGATGAGCTGCTGAAAAGCTACATCACCGCCGCTGTTTCTTACGCCGAAAGCTACCAGCACATCCCGGAGGGCTATTACACGGAGAACCCAATGCCACCGACCACAGAGCAAGCCGTCATTATGCTGTCATCCCACTTCTATGAAAGCCGGGACGGCAGCACGGGCGGCTTTTTTGCGGATAACACCGGAGCGGCACAGCAGGTGTGGAACACGGTCAATCTGCTGCTCCGCTTGGATAGGCGGTGGCAGGTATGAGTTTCGGAAAAATGAACGGCTTTGCCGACATTGTAGAAACCCGCCAAGTCAAGGACAGCGAAGGCTTCACTCATTCCGAGGATGAAGTCCTCGCTTCCGTCCGTGTGTACCGGGAAGGCCGGCACGGCTCTCAGCGCTGGGCGAACCTCGCCGCATTCAGCGAAGCGACCGACCTGTTCCGCTTTCGGCGTATTCCTGGGCTGACAATCACCACAGACCAGTTTCTCATTTGCGATGACTGTCGCTACGATATTGTATCCGTAGAGGATGTCAAAGGCCGTGGGATGTACATCGAGGTTTTAGCGAAAAGGAGTGAACCTACCATTGGCAAAAGCTGAAATGAAAATGCCGGAGGATTTCCTCCTGAAGATTTCCAAGCTCGGCAGCAACTTTGATAGCGTTGCGGATACCGTCCTGCAGGCCGGTGGCGAGGTGGTGCTGAAGAGAGTCAAGAGCAATCTCTCCTCCGTTATCGGCAGAGGGACAAAGTTCAAATCCCGCACCACGGGCGAACTGGAAGGCGCACTCGGCCTTTCTCCCTCCAAGCTGAACCGGGACGGCAACCACGACATCAAGGTCGGTTTCGCTGAGCCTCGCTCGGACGGCGGCAGCAATGCCAAGCTGGCCAACATCATCGAATACGGCAAGCACGGTCAGCCCGCAAAGCCGTTTCTGAAACCCGCGAAAACAGCGTCCCGGCAGGAATGTATCGATGCCATGACCAAGGCACTGGATGAGGAGGTGGAAAAGCTGTGAGCCTGCTATCCGATTTGCAAACCATCGCAAAAAGTTGTGGGGTTCCCGTTGAAACGGGTGTGTTCTCCGGCAAAGCACCGGACACCTATCTGGTGATTACGCCGCTGTCGGACAGCTTCGGGCTACACGCCGACAACGCTCCCGGCTGCGAAACGCAGGAGGCACGGCTGTCCCTCTTCACAAAGGGCAGTTACACCAAATTGAAAAATGCACTTGTCCGTGCCTTGCTTGGTGCGGACTTTTATATTACCGACCACCGGTACATCGGCTTTGAGACCGAAACCGGCTATCATCACTACGCCATTGATGTGGCGCAAATCTACGAACTGGAGGAATAAGTTATGGCAACGATCGGTCTTGACAGACTGTATTACGCAAAAATCACCGAGAACGACGCCGGTGAGGAAACCTACGGTACGCCGGAGCAGCTTGCGAAAGCCATCTCCGCTGACCTTTCGGTGGAACTGGCAGAAGCTACGCTCTACGCCGACGACGGTGCTTCGGAGATCGTAAAGGAATTCAAATCCGGCACACTCTCCCTCGGCATTGACGATATCGGCTCTACGGCGGCATCCGACCTCACGGGTGCAACTATCGACAAAAACAAGGTGCTGATTTCCGCATCCGAGGACGGCGGCGACCCTGTGGCGGTGGGCTTCCGCGCCAAGAAGTCCAACGGCAAGTACAAGTATTACTGGCTCTACCGAGTGAAATTCGGTATTCCGGCGACGAACCTTGCCACCAAGGGCGACAGCATTACCTTCTCCACGCCGACCATTGAAGGCACCATTCTGCGCCGCAACAAAGCAGACGCAGGCAGCAAGCACCCGTGGAAGGCAGAAGCATTGGAGGGCGATGTGACCGCTGCGACTATCACGAACTGGTATAAGGAAGTCTATGAGCCGACCTATACCACGACACCCGAAAAACAGGGTTAACGGAGGTAACACACAATGGATAACGAGAGAACTGCAGTCATCACCATCGGTGACGAGGAATACACACTCCTGCTTACCACCAAGGCTACCAAGGAAATCGCCGGTCGCTATGGCGGTCTGGAAAACCTCGGCGAGAAGCTAATGAAGTCCGAGAACTTTGAAATGGCCATCGGAGAGATCGTGTGGCTTATCACGCTTCTGGCAAATCAGAGCATCCTCATTCACAACCTCAAGGACAAGGAGCACCCCAAGGAGCCGCTCACCGAGGATGTGGTGGAGCTTCTGACCACGCCCCTCGACCTCGCCGGATACAAAACCGCCATTACGGAAGCTCTCTACAAGGGCACCAAGCGGAATGTGGAAAGCGAGAAAGACTCAAAAAACGCACAAGTCGGGTAACGGTCTCCGATTCGGAGCTGTTTACCCGGCTTCTCTATTACGGCCTTGCCCACCTTCATCTCAGCCAGGATGAGGTGTGGCTGATGCCGTTTGGTCTGCTGCTCGACCTGTGGGAGTGCCACAAGCAGTATAACGGACAGGCTGTTCCTGCTCACGAACACTACATTGACGATATTATCCCGGACGGCATTTAAGGAGGTGACGGTACATGGCAGACAGTTTCGGACTGAAGATCGGTCTTGAGGGCGAAAAGGAGTTCAAAAAAGCACTGGCGGATATCAACCAGTCCTTCAAGGTGCTCGGCTCCGAAATGAAGCTCGCCACCTCTCAGTTCGATAAAAACGATAAATCCGTGGAAGCACTCGCCACACGGAATAAGGTGCTGCGAAAAGAGATCGACGAGCAGACCACAAAAATCGATACTCTTCGCAAGGCTCTGCAGAATGCCGCCACCTCCTTTGGAGAGAACGACCGCCGCACCCAGAACTGGCAGATCCAACTCAACAATGCCGAAGCCGCCCTCAACGACATGAACCGGGAGCTGGACGAAAACGAAAAAGCTATCAAGGAGGGCGGCAAGGCTGCGGAGGAATCCGGCAGTAAGTTTGAAGGCTTCGGCAAGGTTCTTAAAACCGTAGGTGTGGCACTCGGTGCCGTGGCTGTTGCCGCAGGTGCCGCCGCCGTAAAGCTCGGCAAAGAAGTCATCGCCGCCTATGCTGACTACGAGCAGTTGGTCGGCGGTGTTGACACTCTGTTCAAGGACTCCTCGCAGGAGATTCAGCGGTATGCCGCCAACGCATACAAAACAGCCGGTCTTTCCGCCAACGAGTACATGGAGACGGTCACGGGCTTTTCCGCAAGCCTGATCCAGTCTCTCGGCGGTGATACCGAGAAAGCCGCAAAGTATGCGGATATGGCAATCACGGATATGTCCGATAACGCCAACAAGATGGGAACGGATATGTCCTCCATTCAGAATGCCTACCAGGGCTTTGCCAAGCAGAACTACACCATGCTCGACAACCTCAAGCTGGGCTACGGCGGCACGAAGCAGGAAATGGAGCGACTGCTTGCCGATGCGGAGAAGATATCCGGTGTCAAGTACGACATCTCCTCTTACGCAGATGTGGTGGAAGCCATCCATGTCATGCAGAAGAGCATGGACATTGCAGGAACGACCGCCAAGGAAGCGGAAGGCACCATTTCCGGCTCTGTCAATGCGCTGAAATCTGCCGTGTCGAACCTCATCGTAGGCTTCGGCGATGCAGATGCTGATATGGAGCTGCTGTGCAACAACATGGTGGATGCCTTCAAGACCGTGGTGGCGAACATCACCCCGGTTATTGAGAACATCGTGGCGGCTCTGCCCACGGCGCTGGACGCTCTGCTGACGGCTGTGGGTGAACTGCTGCCCACACTGCTGGAAGCAGTCACCGAACTCTTCTCGCAGGTGCTGGAAACGCTGCTTTCTTTGCTTCCGCAGCTTATCCCGGCGGCGGTGTCCGCGCTCATGACCATCGTGAATACGCTGATCGAGAATCTGCCCCTGCTTATCGAGGCAGCGGTGCAGCTGGTGTCTACACTTGTGACCGGCATTGCGGATGCACTGCCTACGCTCATCCCGGCAGCGGTGCAGGCTATCGTCACCATCGTGCAAGGTCTGGTGGACAGTCTGCCGATGCTTCTGGATGCCGCGCTGCAGCTTATCACAGGGCTTGCCCAGGGACTATTGGACGCACTGCCCGTGCTGATTGCTGCTCTGCCGGAGATCATCAACGGCATCATTACCTTCTTACTGGATTCGATTCCTCAGATCATCGAAACAGGCATTCAGCTTCTGACCTCGCTTGTTGCCGCATTGCCGGATATCATTATGACAATCGTGGAAGCCATTCCGAAAATCATTGAAGGCATTATCACCGCCGTGCTGAACGCCATACCTCAGATCATCCAAGCGGGTATCGACCTGCTGATTTCTCTCATTCAAGCCCTGCCACAGATCATCACGACTATCGTGCAGGCAATTCCGCAAATCATCTCCGGCATCGTCAATGCACTCATCGGGAACATCGACAAGATAATCATGGCAGGTGTGCAGTTGTTCGTTGCGCTGATTGAAAACCTACCTACTATTATCGTGGAGATTGTCAAGGCGGTGCCGCAGATCGTTGCAGGTATCGTGAAAGCCTTTGGCTCTCTGATGTACAAAATCGTGGAGATCGGCGGCAACATCGTCAAGGGACTGTGGAGCGGTATTACCCAGCTTGCCTCGTGGCTGTGGGACAAGGTGTCCGGGTGGATTTCCTCCATCTGGGACGGCATCTGCGATTTCTTCGGTATCCATTCGCCCTCGAAAGAGATGGCGTGGGTCGGTGAAATGCTGGTCAAGGGTCTGGCTGGCTCCATAGACGACAACGGTGATGAAGCGGTCAAAGCCGCAGAAGGAATGGCGGAGGACATCAACGGTGTCATGGGCGACCTCGCTCACGATATGCAGACGGCTCTGCCCACCGACTTTGACGTGAACGGCTCTGTCCGCACAGCAGTGGACGGTGTGACCGGCAAGGCGGCATCCGCTTTCACCATTGCCCTGAATATTACGAATTTCAACAATTACAGCAGCGAGGACATCCGTCAGCTCACCAACGAAGTCATGGAAACGGCGAATCAGTTCGCCCAGCGGAAAGGAGTGGTATTCGCATGAGCTATTTTAACTACAACGGCCGCAGTTCCGCTGATTTCGGCCTGCATATCGAGAAGAAGGATGTGTTCTCCGCACCGGAGTATGATGCGGAGTTCATCTCCATTCCCGGTCGGAGCGGCGACATCATCAATCCGAACCGCCGCTTTGCCAACATCAAGGTGACCTACATGGTGTTCCTCGCACGGAAGAACGTAGCCGCCCTTGCATCCGACCTGCGGGACATCAAGGGCTGGCTGTATTCCGAGCCGGACAAATACCATGAGATCACCGATTCCTACGATGCAGAATATTTCCGATATGGCGTTATTTCTGGTAGTCTGGACATTGAGGAGCAGCTGAATAAAATCGGCTGCTTCACCGTGACCTTCAACTGCAAACCCTTCAAGTACAGCTTTGCGGGACAGGAAACGGTGTCGGCTGACAGTTCTGAGCTGACGATTACCAATCCCACTGTTTTTGAGAGCCGACCGTATATCAAAATCTATGGCAGCGGTCTGATTCGGCTCATGGTTCAGCCGGAGGGTCGGGGCACAAGCTCCTGGGGCTTTGCCGGTGTGGACGAGTACATTGAAATCGACAGTGAACGCATGAACTGCTACAAGGGTACCGTTCTCAAAAACTATATCCTTTCCGGGGAAGGCTTTCCGGTGCTGAAGCCGGGAGAAAACACAATTGCCTGTGCCGGAAATGTGCAGCGGATCGAGGTCATTCCGAGGTGGTGCTGTTTGTAAGGTCGTTCCCGATTGTAAGCTGTAGAAAAATTCAAAAAAGTATGGTATAATGTTTTTAAGTGAGAATGACAAGTCGGAATTTGCAGGTGTGATTGATGAGAATTGTAGAAGTTACAGAAAACAAAAAACAATATCTTGATTTGCTCCTGTTGGCGGATGAG